TTTTTGAAAGAATCGAAATCCTTCCCTAAATAATTTAAAGTTCTTTTATTTCCAAAAGTTTTTTTAATAGGATTTATTGCCATTATTAATTATTTACAGTTATTTGTACTGATTCTGAAAGATTTGGATTTGAGATTAATGAAAATTTAATATCCAAAATTATTCTATTATTATCTATATCGTTTTCGTTATAATCAAATACAATAGTATCTATGTTTAGATATGATAACCAAATAGATACTGCTTCAACAATTGAGTTTTCTATATATGTTTCTATTGTATCACCATCCAATGGTTCAAATAATGCTCTCCATACATCACAACCATAATTGGGTTGCATCAATCGTTCTCCCTTTTTGGTTAATATTAAATTGATTAAGTTATCTTTAGCTTGAGATAGAGTAGTATAATTTACCGCAAAGATACCATTTGAATCAGAACTTCTATTTATTCCAATTCCCAATACCTTATAATTGTTATCAACTAAATCGGTTACATTTACTTTACCTAGCTCTATTGCCATTATTTAAATCTCTTTACTAATTCTGAATAATCTCTCGTTAATGCCTTTATAGTAGCATCTTGCAACCCATCGCCCGTTGATTCGAATTGAGGAGTATTTTGTGGTATATCTATATCTCTAAAATCCATAGTTTCCCACTCACTTTCATCAACCCTTAATTCAGGCTTAATCATATCCAATACACTTCCAACCGATTGTGCGCCTTCCTTACGTTGCTCCGATGTGAATGGTTGTGTCATATTAAGAATCTCATTTATCATTGGGTCTTTTGTAAATTCCTTTTTGATTTGAGGTCTTTGTTGTTGTACAATTGGTTGTTGTCTTTTAACATTCGGAGTTGTACTTTCCGAAACCTCTCTTAGTGTAGGAGATGTAGTTTTTCTTTGTGAGTTTAATGTAACCGCACCAGATTTAATTAACTTAGCTAATTCTTCTTTAACTTGTTGTTTTACTTCGTTTTTAACAACCTCCTTAATTAAACCTACTAATAATTTTGAATCCATAGTAATTTGTGTATGTTTATAATAAATATTGAAAGAATAAATTTAATACAATTGTATTATCCTATGATTTTATACCCAGTCCAATTTAGTATAGCTGGAGCTGGCGGAGCTGGTGGTGGGTATTGTGCCATAACTGACATTATACCACTAACACCCATTAAATGAGTCTTAGCCACGTTAATAAATGGATTAATCATTATATTGCTCTGAAATGAAAACTTTATCGTTGGGGGTATAAAAAATATATTTGGAATATTAGGTATTTTATCTTTAATCAAATCATAAGCCATTGCAAGTAATTCTTCTTTAGTTGGGATAGCATCATCTATCATTTTCTTCAATTCTTCCTTTGTTGGTATTTTTGGAATACTAATACCAGGTAGTGATATATCCGGCACCAATCCATTAATAGTATCCTTTATATATTTTTTAATTTGAGCAGGGGTTGGTTTTGGTGATGGAATACTATTTGATAATGCTACCGCCGTTTGTATAGCCGATTGAATTGGTGCAAGTATTGCTTCTTCAATGGCAGCCATTAATTGTTTTTTTATTTCTTCAACGGCTACTTCTAATAATTTATTTTTAGCTTTTTCTATAATTTCTTTTTTCTTTGGAAATTCTGGAAATGGAAATTTGATTGCTTTCTTTAATTGAGAACCAATTGATGGTTTTTTCTTCTTAGCTGTTTTTGATTTTTGAAATAAAGCTTTACCAGCTTTTATAGCGGGGTGGTTTGCTATATTTGTATCAATTGGTTCTTTTTTTAATATTTTTTGAATAGTTTCGTAAACATTTAATTCACCAAATGGTGGTATATTAATTGTTGCCGATTTTAATGCATCCTCTAATGCTTTAAGAGCTTCTACTTCAGCTTTATTTTTAGCAGCAGATGCGATTAACATTATTGGATTAGGTCCAATATTCATAATTGCGCCGGGAGCAGGTGGCGTTGAAGGCCATCCTCCTGGTTTTAATAATGGGTTTGGAATTGGAGCCATTTCTGCTCCCATCCAATACGCATCAAATGCAGAAGGATATATTTCTTTTAATATGTTAAAATTCTCACCATCCGAATCTTGTCCTTTTTTAAGTGCCCGTTTGATAACATCAGCCATTCCGGTAACGTTACCATTCATAACAGGAACACCATATATCATATCACCGCCTCGTTTTATACATCTATCATATTCAGTTGCGTAGAAATCAGCAAATGAATCCATATCCTTTGAAAATTGGAAGGATACCATAGATTTTAAAACGTTTATTCTGAATAGTGTCCAAGACATTATGATTTACTTAAATAGTTTTTAGCGGATAACATTGTATTTAGTTTTCCTTTTATAGCTTTAAAAGCCGCTACATTGGTGGGACCCGGTGAAGTTGGTCCAACGGGAGTTGCATATATTTGCTTTGTTATTTCATCTATAAGTTCTCCCATTAATTTAACTAACTCACCACCTAATACCATCTTTTGTACAGCTGCACCAGCCGCACCTTCTCCTTTATTTTTTCCTAAATATATTTTACCATTTTCCGAATTTAAAAAGATTTGATTTGAGCCGGCGGAATGTATTGTTACATTCTTATTAGTATGTAAATAAATATCCTTTTCAGCATCTACCGAATATTGTCCATCGGTTATTACGCCAGTATTACCCTTACCAAATATAATAAATTCTTTAGCTTTTGCAGATAGTATTATTCTATCCGAATTTACAAATAGTTGGTCTCCACTTAAATCTTTAGAATTTGGATAATCTTTAAATCCTTTTTTTTCTTTTTTAACTTCTTCGTTAAATGGAACTTTAATCTTATTTGAAGTTATATAAATCGATGTACCATCTTTATTAATATCTTCTTCTATTAACTCACCAATTTTTTTAGAATCTAATTCTGGGTTTTGTTTATTACGAATGAATATACCAGGAGATGAAGTTTTGCCATCTTCTGTTAAATGAAATTCACTAAAACGAATAGTATTACCAACTCTGCCACTTATGATAGTATCACCTTGCTTTGGTTTTAAGAATTTAATTTTTTCATTTACTTTGTAATCAGATTTACTATTGTCTGTATTAGTTGCATTTGTTGCTCCTCCCGAATCTTTAGTTTCTCTAAGATTCTTACCTCCTTCGCTTGAAGATTGTGGTTTGGTGTTATCCGTAGGACTTAATTGCGTATATGTAACATAATCCCTTCTATAATTAGAATATGGTGTTACTGAATATGGTAACCAAAATATATTAGATTTATCTATTTCTAATAGTACTACAGTTTCTCCTTTAATTGGCATTGTAAAATTATTCTTATCAAATGGATAAGCATAATATTCGGTAGTCATATCGGGATATATGAAGGTTATAGCACCATACATTCTAGCATCTTTATCCGAAAAATCTTTATTTTTATTATAAACAGATACAAAATCAGCATCTTCGCCGGTTTCATTTTTATTAAATTCAGCATCTGTTGGAAATACTTTATCTACTGTTACTAAATATGATTTTATTTCGCTCATTAAATTTTAGATTTAATTTCATCCAATTCTATTTGAATATCAACTAATTTTTCTTCATTCTTTTTATCGATTTCATTAACTGTATCTTCTAATTCAGTAAGTAATTGTGTCTTTTCATGCTCACTTAACCAACCATCTTCACCAATACCCTTAGCTTCCGCAGATGCTAATCTTTGTGCGATTGTTGCAAGTTTAATTAAATGGTCATCGTTTTTAACTGATGTATCTATTAAATCTCTAATGATTGGAGCAAGTACAGTTGCTTCTCCTACATTCTTAATCAACTTACGAAGCGATTCAATCATCTCTGAAATGTTTTTCTTCTTACTTTGTTGATTATCGTATATATCTTTGAATAATGATGATAAGTTTTTACCATCAAATAATTTAAATTCTGCGCTCATATTGTTTGTTTATATACTAATAATTATTTACTTATTAAATAATTACCCAATACCAAATAATCCATATCACAATTAAGAAATGTCCAAATTGCTTTTTGTGGGTCATTTGTCATAGTATGTCCTCTTAGGTTAAAAGAAGTATTTAATAATATAGGAGTACCACTTATCTTTTCAAATTCCTTTAATAGATTATAATATAGTGGGTTTGATTCCTGTCTTACAGTTTGAATTCTAGCCGAACCATCTATGTGTGTTACGGATGGTATTGATTTATAATCAGTAACTTTAACCACTTGATTCATATAGGGAACTTCTGATTCTGATATAAAGTATTTTTCGTAATCTTCAATTGTTACCGATGGAGCGAATGGTCTAAACATCTCTCTCTTTTTGACAACCTTATTGATTCTATCTCTAACATCAGATAAATGTGGGTTTGCTAAAATAGAACGATTACCCAATGCTCTCGCACCAAATTCAGTTCTACCTTGAAACCAACCTATAATATTACCTTCATTGATTAATTTTGCAACTTCTTCACATAGCATATTACTTGCTTCATAATACATCGCATTTAAACTATTATCTTTATTTCTATTTTTTAGAATAATATCGGTTATTTCTTTATTATTCCATTCAGGTCCTAAATATGGTGATTGGTTATCACCTCCTATTACTTTGGGATTATCTAATACATTATGCCAATGATATAAGCAAGCACCAATAGCAGAACCTGCATCGGATGGAGCAAATGGTATCCATAGCTCTTTAACTGCTGTATGTTTTTGTATTTTTCCATTAGCCGTTCCATTATACGCAGAACCGCCTCCTAATACTAAATTAGCCGTTGTGGCTTGTTGCATACAATTATTTACAAAGAAGTAAAAACAACTCTCATACCATTTTTGTAAAGCTGCTGCTAAATCCATATGATGTTGTTCTATATTTGATTCTGGTTCTCTTGGTTCTGTACCAATTAGTTTTACCAAATCATATGTGTACATATCGGTATTGGAGTATTGCCAAGTAAAGTATTTTTGATTTATTTGAATAACGCCTTTACTATCAAATCTAAACATCTTATCAAACACATGCTTATATTTCGATGCATCGCCATATGGTGCCAATCCCATAACTTTATATTCACCATTATTTGGTTTGAATCCTAAATAAGCAGTTATAGTAGAATATACTAATCCCAATGAGTTAGGGAATAATAGTGAGTTTATTTCTTCAAATTGATTATCCTTACATTTTATTGCCAATGCCGTTTCCCATTCTCCAACGCCATCGATTGATATACCAATTGCATCGTGAAATGGTGAAGTATAATATGAAAATGCTAAGTGTGAATAATGATGTTTTACATATTCGATATTACCCACAAAATTTAGTTTACTGGCTAAGTATGTAGTTAAGTTTCCTTCTTTACTTTCAAAATCCTCTTTAAACGTTTTCCAATTCTTTTTGTTTTTCCACCAACGTTTACCCAATGTATTTTTTACTCTATCATATTTTAATTGAGGGTCTTCGTACCAACATATGGTATCGATATCTGATATGGTTTTTTTAGAATATTCTAAAACCCATTTAATTGCTTTAATTGGAAAAGAATTATCGTGTTTAATACCGGATAATTTCTCTTCTTCAATTGCTGCTATAACTTTTCCATCTTCAAATAAACATACCGCAGAATCGTGATAAAATGCGGAAATACCCAATGATACCATAATATTAAATTTTTATATCGCCCTCTCTATCAAACTCATTATAAAGTGCCATTTGCTTTTCTTTCATTTTATTAACAACTTTAGTTATATAATGAGTTGGAAAGCCAGTCATTTCTCTAATAAGTAGATACAAAGATTTTTTGTTGAAACTTTCAATATAGTTTGCTCTTCTAAATAATTCCAATACTGCATCTGCTATTTGAATATCTCTTTTTTTCTGAAAATAGTTCTCTAAATGTGTATCCCAATATAATAACATTCTATCATTAAAAGTTCTATGTTCATCATTACGAACTTCTTCTGCCCAATTATTTTCGGTATCCCAATTATCAGGCAAAGATGATATTACATCCGTATTCTTATATCTTTTATAATTTGCGTTATTATTTAAAATAAGATAGTTTCTTGCCACAATTGTAAAGTAGCTAAATGCTTTACCTTTTCCAGCTTTATACATATGAATCTTTTCAATCATAAATGCAACAACCTCACACATTACATCCTGTGGGTCATCATCAAAATATGTAAATTTCCATTTGTTATAAACTATTTCCGCAAGCTTGTCAAATGCGGGCTTAATCCTATCTCTATAAACTCTATCCTTAATTCGTTGGTCATCCGTTGAGTTATATTCTACGATAGCATCTTCTGTATCTTTTGTAAAGTATTGTTTACTTTTGGCTTTTCTTGGCATTTTTAATTGAATTGTTTGAATCTTTCGATAGTTTCTTTTATTTGATAAAATATAGAACCTACTTCATCATCCTTCTCAAACATTTCACGAGAATCTATTTCTCTTAATGCTTCCAGCAATGCTTCGTTTCTTTTTGTTTCTTCTTCTAAAAAATCTTCATATTTTTCTAATTTATTAAGAAGATTCCATATAGTGTATCCAGCTCCTGCTAAAAATACAACTAAAATTATTATTATTAATTCCATATTATACTATTTCATATCCTTGTAAAAAATAATTGTTTGCTTTCTTAACTTTAACTTCAATTAGTTCTCCATCAGGCGATTTCATTATAACTTTATCGTTTCTACCATAATCTTGCTTTTTAACAACAGTCGTTGAATACACCCTATCTTTAATAGTAATACCATCTAAATGGTCAATTTCATGCTGAGCAATAACTGTTTTCATTGTATCTTCAGATACTTTATCTCCGGCTCTATCTTCTTCTGGGTTTATTTCAAATCTGATTTCACCTAAATTATCGGTTTGTACTACGATATAATTAGCTCTAATTGTTCTTACAGGCTTTTCCATTGTTGATGGAATTGATAAACATCCTTCGTAAAATATAAACCCATCTTTAGAACGTTCTGTTATAATGGGGTTTAATAAAAACAATTCAGTATCATTAAATTTAATAACACAAGCTCTTTTATTAACTCCGATTTGATTTGCCGATAATCCAACGCCACCCATACCCTTTAATGCGGCAAATAAGGTATCTCTTAATATATCTGCTTCAAATTGCGTTAATTCGGATTTTGGTACAGGCGTTTTTAGATGTTTTATAAACTCTGGATTAGTTAATCCAATTGAGGTTTTGTCTACGATTAATTTCATATTTATTTTAATATTATTGTAATTAGTAAAGTTATCAACAATCCTATTAGTGAATAGAATGATGCATCTTCTGAAAATTTAGTTTGGTTTGTTCTTTTACCTTGATTATCCATTTTGTTTATTTTTTAAGCCATATTTAATCCATTTATACCATACTCTTTCGTGAATATAATACTGAATAGGTTTATAAATCAATTCTGCTACTCCAAATGCTGCTCCAACTTTAATTGAACCACTTATCAACCACATTAATAAGAATCCAATCACGGTACTTAAAATACGATATGAGATGGTTTTTGCAATGTGTCTCTTACGTTCTACTATCATTATCCTTTAGTTTAATCGTATGTAATAGAACCATCGGGTGTCATATGGCCGGTTCTAATAGCAGTTCCACTAATAACAGCTACATCAGCAGGTGGTTCGTGATAAATTACATCGTAACCAACACCTCTACCATAGTTTACACTTTCGATATCGGGAATAATAGATAATAAAATTTTATCCATATTATTCATAAAGAAAGGTTCATGTGACAACTCTTTTAAAATTTGTTGTGCGGTTTTAGGATTGTTCTCATCTTGTGAAACATCTCTAATCGCAACCCAAACGTTTTTACCTTTCGTTAGTTGTTGATTAATTAACCATTCGTGTCCTTTATGCCAATTCTGCCATCTCCCTATGTATAGTGAGTATTTTTTCATTTGTTTGATATTTTAAATAAGGTAATATAGCTAATTCTTTTCCTTTTGCTTCAACCATAATGTCCAAATCCAATTCGTATGTATTGGGGAGGGCATTAATAAGATAGGAATGTGCTTGTGGTTTTTCTTTTGGGTTGTTTTCATGTAATGCTTTACTTTCTGAATAATGAACTTCTTGCTTAATTCCATCAGGCCAAGTTGTGGCTGCGAGTTTAAGTGCTTGTTCTTCGGATAAATCGCCTGTACAAAATTGGTGGTGATGATAATCGAATACAATAGGAATACCAATTGCATTATGTACATACATAAGGTCTTTAACTGAATACATAGAAGCCTTATCATCATTCTCTATTGTGAGCCTACTTTGAACCGATTTAGAGAGTCTTTTGAAGTTTTTGATGAATCTATCCAATGCAGATTTTTTATCTCCGTAGACACCATTACAATGGATATTAATATTGTTATATGGTGTTTTAGATAACCCCATCATATCGAATACTTTACCATGTAATTCTAAATCAGCGATAGTTTTAAGTACAACTGATTCGTTTGGCGAAACTAATACGTTAAATGGGCCAGGATGTGAGTTAATACGCATATTCCAAAACTTAGCGTAATCGCCTGCTTTTTTTAACTCACTCTTAATTTCTTTATAATCTTTTAATTGAGTAATATCGATATTATCACCCCACGGAATAAGAGCAGATGATAATCGGAACAAATTGATTCCATTTAATCTATTCCACTCTAATATTCGAATAATATCTTTTGCATTAAGTAATGCGAGTTCAGAAACATAGTCTAACCCTTTTGATTCGAATGTTCTTTTAACCATAGTTCGGTTAGTAGTAACTTTCTTACCCATTGTCATATTAATACA